GTGGTGCAGCACATCATCGCCGAGGGCACGATTGACGAGAGAATCCTCCGTGCCTTGAAACGGAAGGACAAGACACAGACGGCACTGATTGAAGCCGTCAAAGCGGAGGTAACATCATGAACTATGAAATTCTGGCAAACGCCATCGTCGAACAGGCGGCGAAGGATTATCGGTGGGCTAGGGCGGCACTCGGCAAAGACGCAGAGAATGTTGCAGCGACAGCGATGCGTTCTGAGACAGAGCGGTTCTTTCGTTCCGCATGGTTTGGGCAGCTGACAAGTCTGGATGGAGAGTGGTTGCTTGAAAAGTTGGAGGGGGAATTTGCATGACGGCGAAAGAATATCTCAGTCAGGCATGGAACATTGATCGGCGCATCAATGATAAGGTTGCCCATGTGTCGCAGCTGCGTGACATGGCGATGAATGTGAGCGCCGTCATCAGCGATATGCCGAGGAGTCCGAGTCCGAACAATCAGCGGATGGAAAACATCATTGCGCGGCTGACTGACACGGAAGATGAGATCAATGCGGACATTGACCGTCTGGTCAGTCTGAAACTCGAGATCATGAATACGATCTGGCAGGTTGAGGATGAAAACGCTCAGATGGTACTTGAGCGTCGCTACCACAGCTTCAAATCATGGGAAGATATTGCAGCGGATATGAGCGTCAGCATTCGATGGGTGCATAAGATTCATGCCAAGGCTCTGGATGATGTTGAAAAAATTTTGGAAAAAAGACAGCAAAGTGCATCTGAGTTCACATAAGTTCACAAAGGTTCACGTTGCGTTCATAGGGTTGACAGTGATATGATAGACTCAGCAAGAATAGGATATGGAATCAGCCTTCTCGGAGAAGCAATTCTCTGCGAGGGCTTTTTTGATGCCATCGAGGAGGTGCGCGATGCCGAGAAAGCCGAAGCGCCCCTGCCGCATGACAGGATGCCCGAATCTTACAGATCGAAAAAGCTGTTATTGCGAGGAGCACGAGAAAACGATGCAGCGGCACTATGACCACTTCACGCGTGGGTACGATCAGCACGAGAGATACGACAGTGCATGGCGCAGGATTCGCGACCGTCACTTGTCAGCGCATCCGCTGTGTGAGTGTTGCAAGGAGCGGGGCAGATACGTTCTCGCGACGCTTGTGCATCATATTCGACCTCTCGCCGACGGTGGCACGCATGACGAGAGCAATTTGATGTCGCTCTGCGTATCGTGTCATGAGCGGATTCACCGGCGGAGAACTCCAAAATAAAAAGCCGACTCCAATGAATCGGCTAGAAGAGATCACTATGCGAACCCGTACGGGAAGCGGTCAGAATCAGTTTTCCTTTGTCGATGGCGTACACAAGTAACCAGTCCGCCATGATGTGGCATTCACGAAAACCAATGTAATCGCCAACCAGAGCATGATCCCGATACCTTTCGGGGAGTTGTTTTTCCGCGCAGAGCATTTGCAGGACATCATCCAGTTTTTGCATATCTGCTCCACGTTTACGCAGCTTCTTTAAATCCTTGCGGAACTGCGTGGTGGTGACGAGATCAAGCATGAGCATCCTCCGCATCCAGATCATCCATCAGTGCGGACAGCGACGGATAGCGCTTCGGCTCGATTTTGCCATCCATGATGTCGCGTGCTTCCTGCATGGCAAGAAGTGTTTCCCTATTATAACGGGGCTGTTTTGGTTGGAAGGGGAAGCCTCCCTCCATGATGGATGCGTGCAGAAAGATGTTGATGGCGTCGGTCACGGAGATACCGAAACTAGAAAAAACGGTTTCAGCCTGTGCTTTGATTGTCGGCTCAATGCGCATATTGATTGTTGCTGTCTTGGACATGATGCATAACCTCCTTTTGGTTATTGTAACGCGAAAGTGAAGCAAATGCAATACGTTCTTATCCCCCATAGGGGGCGGTCAAATCCCTAAAACCGCGCCGTTACTGGACCGGGGAGGGGGCGTACGCACAAAAACGTCGGTTCAAACGGGGTATTAAAGGAATGGGGGCGAGAAGATGGCGCGTGACGGTACAAATCGCGGAGGACGGCGCATCCGGGCGGGAGATAAACCCGAGCCACTCGCAGATAAAATTGCGGGTGGGCGCACAGCACACATCATGGAGTTCCCGATGATGGAATTGGACGGTACAGACCTTGTGGACGCCGCCGAGCTCTATGGTGAGGAGATGCCAACACCGAGCGAGTTCCTGTCGGCACGGCAGAGGAACGGAAAACCGCTCGGTGCGGATGAGATTTTCCGCGAGACATGGCTGTGGCTGAAGGAGCGAGGATGCGAACGATTGGTGAATCCACGCTTGCTCGAAAGCTACGCGCAGGCATTTGCCCGCTTTATCCAGTGCGAGGAAGCAATGAGTCAATACGGGCTCATCGGCAAGCATCCGACCACCGGAGGGGCAATAGCAAGCCCCTTTGTCCAGATGGGGCAGGCGTTCCAGAAACAGTCCAATCTGCTCTGGTATGAGATATTTGACATCGTAAAGCAGAACTGCACCACCACATTCGTCGGTTCTCCGCAGGAGGATCGGATGGAACGGCTGCTGCGCTCGAGGAAGTAGGGAGGGAAGTCATTTGAACAAAACAACATCGGAGATGAAGCTCGTTCCAATCGAGAGACTCGTTCCGTATGCCAACAACGCACGGACACATTCGCCCGAGCAGATCAATAAGCTGCGCGGCAGTTTGCGGGAGTTCGGATTTGTCAGTCCCGTCATCATCGACAAGGACTATGGAATCCTCGCAGGACACGGGCGCGTTATGGCTGCACGGGCGGAGGGCATGGAGAATGTGCCGTGCGTATTCGTCGACCATCTGACCGAGGCGCAGAAGAAGGCATACATCCTCGCGGATAACCGTTTCGCACTTGACGCAGGATGGGATGAAGATATGCTGCGCGTCGAGATGGAAGCGTTGCAGGATATGGACTTTGATGTATCCCTTACAGGCTTTGACGAGTCTGAAATCGTAGACCTCCTTTCTCTGGATGACGGTGAGGCGCAGGAAGATGATTTTGACGAAGATGCCGCCCTGCAGGCAGAGCCTTTCGTAAAAACCGGTGACTTGTGGCTTTTGGGCAAGCATCGTCTCCTTTGTGCCGACTCTACAAAACCAGAGGACATGAAAATCATGAACGACAACCTAAAGGGCGAGGAGTTCTATCAGTTCCTGCTTTCGGCATTCAAAAACGCCTATGAGAATCTTGCGGACGGAGCTGCCATATACATCTTTCACTCGGATGCGGAAAAGGTCAACTTCTACAATGCCGTTGTTGCTGCCGGATTTCACTACTCAACAACCTGTATTTGGGTAAAGCAGTCCCTTGTTCTGGGACGCTTTGATTATCAAATGCGCCATGAGCCAGTCATCTATGCATTCAAGGACACTGTAAAGCACAAATTCTACGGAGACAGAAAGCAGACCACTGTTTGGGAATTTGACCGACCAAGCAAGTCGAAACTGCACCCGACAACGAAACCGCTCCCGCTCATTGCATACCCCATGAAAAACTCCTCGTTGGTCAACAGCATCGTCTTGGATTTGTTCGGGGGCAGCGGATCGACATTGATGGCAGCAGAGCAGATGGATCGCACGGCATATCTGATGGAACTTGATCCTGTTTACGCTTCGGCGATTGTGCGCCGTTTTGTGGCATATCGTGGAAATACAGAGGACGTGCATATCATCCGTGACGGGAAAACGCTGCCCTGCTCCGAGGTGTATATCCCCACAGCAGAGGATCTCGGCATGAAGGATACCACGATAAACGACGTTCAAAAGGGGCGGAAGAAAGGAGGATGAGGGAACGTGTGCAATGTGAAATATACGTTTTCCGAGGACGGGAGCGTTGCCTATGGGCATCTTCCTGACGGTATCGTTTTTATGGTAGATACTGCATCTTTGGATAAGATCGCCGGCATCAGCTTTTATCGTAATTACCGTGATTTGACGGGAAAAATCCTTTATGTGATGGACAGACACAGAAAACAGCTACATCGTCATCTGGTGGATGTCCCCAAGGGTTACGAAGTTGATCATATCAATCTGGACACGTTGGACAATCGCCTGTGCAATCTCAGAATTTGTACGCATCAACAGAATCAATGCAACCAACCACGGCAAAGGAACAACACGTCCGGGGTGACGGGTGTCAGCTTCTACAAACCTCGTGGGAAATATCGTGCGAGAATCAAGATTTGTCAGCATGATATACACCTTGGTTATTATCAAACATTTGAAGAAGCTGTTCAGGCGCGGAATGTGGGAATGGCTTGTATGTTCGGGGATTACGGACGGTATGACGAGGTGGAAGAAATTCCTCCGTGGATAGAAGAAGATGTCATCAACCGATGTAAACGGTTCGTGGATTTATCAATCTGCGAATCGTTTATTGATTTTGTGAAGAATGCGGCGTAATGCCGAAGGAGGTATCACAATGAAAGTTTTTCTAAACGCAGGTCATGCCCCGGACGGGAATCCCGACCCCGGCGCGTGCGGATACGGACTGCGAGAATGTGATGTGGCAAAGAACGTCGCTGACCTTGTGGCAGGCTATCTCGCTGCCGCAGGTGTTGAGGTGGTCGGAAATTTGCAATTCGACAGCCTACACGAAGTGGTCTCGGCTTCCAACTGCAGCGGTGCGGACGTATTCATCTCCATCCACTGTAATGCTTGTAATGGAGTGGCGCAGGGGACTGAGACGTGGCACTTCTACGAAAGCGGCGCAGGGGAGAAGCTGGCACAGTGCATCCAGAACCAGATTGTGGATGCACTCGGAACTGTGGATCGCGGCGTGAAGGGCGCAAAGCCCGGTGTCAACGGCTTGTATGTTCTGAGCAACACCGATGCGGTCGCTGTGCTCGTGGAGCTTGCGTTTATCGACCATGCGGGCGATGCAGAGCTTCTTCGTGAGCAGCAGGATGAATTTGCACGTGCGATTGCGCGTGGGGTAACGGACTATGAAGGAGAGTGTTGAAGATGAAACTGGAACACATTCAAAATGAACTGAAAAATCATGTGGGGGACTTCGTGCGGACGGAAGCGAAGGAAGCGACCGTCCTCTGGATGCACGAGAAGGGGCTTCCCGCAGCGCGTGAGGTGTCGGCGGCGTACACGGCGGCACTTCGCGAGAGTGCAGAGAAGGAGACGGGATGGTGCAGATTCCGTGACCGCATCTTCCTGCCGCTTGTCATCGACGGGGCGATCTGGATGACGGGCAAGATGCTTGAGCGCATGATGACATCCACGGCAGGGAAATAATGACGCTCGGCAGTTTGTTTTCTGGCTCAGGAGGCTTTGAACTCGGAGCGATCCTTGCGGGGATAGAACCGATATGGGCATCGGAGGTCGAGCCATTTCCGATTCGCGTCACTACGAAGCGGCTTCCCGCCGTCAAACATCTGGGGGACATTCACCAGATTCACGGCGATGAGATCGAGCCCGTGGACATCATCACGTTCGGCTCGCCCTGCACGAATCTCAGCATCGCGGGGCGCAGAGACGGGCTTTACGGTACGGAATCCGTACTGTTCTTCGAGGCAATTCGTATCGTTCGGGAAATGAGGTGTGCAACGAATGGAAGATACCCAAGATACATCGTCTGGGAGAATGTCGCGGGCGCGTTTTCAAGTTCGGGCGGACGGGACTTCCAATCCGTCCTTACGGAGATCGTCCGCCTCAAAGAGCCGAAAGCATCCGAGGTGCCTTTGCCTCAAAAAGGTGGATGGGCGTATGCCGACATTCTCATGGGAGACGGATGGAGCGTTGCTTACCGGCTCATGGACGCACAGGGCTGGGGAGTTCCACAGCGTCGGCGCAGAATCTACCTTGTCGCAGATTTTGCAGGATCAAGTGCCGGAGAAATACTATTTGACACCGAAAGCGTGCGCGGGGATCTTGCGCCGTGCTTCGCTTCGTGGCAAGGCACTGCCAGAGAGTTTGCGGATGGCACTCATACGTCAGGCGGGCGGGTAAGCGCAGGTTTCTGTACCGAGCATTCTGCACATAGTCGAAGTATCGGCTATGCGGAGGAGAAGTCTCCGACGCTGCGTGCCGAAACCGTTCCCGCCGTATTCGAGTCACACGGCTCGGATGCGCGGTACAACGGTCCTCTGAAAATCTGTCCGACCGTGCTCCGCCACTATGGAACGGGCGGCAACAATCAGCCGATTGTATTGAAGGACGTACAGGCATACGGCATCTCCTCGTTCCAGTCCAATGCCATGAAATCAAGCAATCCGCACTCCGGGATATATGAAACCGAGACGGCGCGGACGATTGATCAGAGCGGAGGGAACCCTGCGTGCTGTCAGGGCGGCGTTGCGGTCGTCTCCATCCAAGGCTCGATGATCGGGCGGCAGGAGAAGAACGGACCGCAGGGACGCGGCATCGCAGAGAATGTGAGCTTTACGCTCAATACCGCTGACCGTCATGCCGTCTATGCCATGACCACGGGCTGCCACTCTCATTTTGCAAAGGAGAAATGCCCGACGCTTATGGCGCGGGATTATAAAGATCCGATGGTCGTCAATCAACCCGTCTATGCCGTGCGGAGACTGACACCGACCGAGTGCGGACGCTTGCAGGGCTTTCCAGACGGATGGTGCGCTGGGCTGGAAACCGACAATCCCACGGAGGAAGAGATGGCGTTCTGGCGCACGGTCTTTGAGACGCATCGAAAAATCATGGATGGGAAGAAACCCAAGACAGATACGCAGATTCGGAGATGGCTGAGGAATCCGCACTCGGATGCAGCGGAGTACAAGATGTGGGGCAACGGTGTCGCACTTCCCTGTGTGTTTTATGTCCTTACAGGCATTGCACATTTCGGGCATTCGGTGTATACAACAGAATCCGCTTGCTAATTCTTCCCACGTGAGTGATGAATGTAATGACCAAAGTTCATAAAGGAGGAAACCACCATGAAGGTCAATTACAACATCCAAAAGGAAGAGCGCAAGGCGATGGTCGGGATCATCAGTAAGGTGCTCAATACGAAGCCTGCCTACTGCGGCGCACCGACATTTTCCTACAAGATCGGAGCATTCGAGATCACGAAGGACGGTAGCCTTTGCTTCGACGATGTCACCGACGAAGCGACCGTTGCGCGTGTGCGCACGGCACTGCGCGAAGCGGGGTTCACGTCCGAGGGCGGGGAGGACGAGACTTCCTGCGCGGCCACAGGGGCAGACGCGCCGAGCCGGACGGAAGCGGCGACGAGCGAGACTCCCTGCGAGGACACGGCGCAGAATGATTCCACCCCGATGGAGACAGCAATGGATACGCCAACCTTTACGGAAACAGCAGAAGCCGACGTGGACAGCCTTTCCATCAGTCTCCCACGCAGCCTTTTCACGGAGACGGCACTGCAGAATCTGGACGCCCTCCTCCTGAGCAAGGGGCGGCTGATTCGTCACGCCTTTGACATTCGCGAGGCGACCTACACGCTCACCGACGACCGCATCACCTTCGCATGGCTGCACGGCACGATCACCGACGAGACGGCAAAGGCGTATGCCGAGTTCATCAGCAAGCTCTGCCTGATGGCACGGATCCAGAAGCGCGTCACGGCAAAGGAGAAGATTGTGGACAACGAGAAATACGCATTCCGCTGCTTCCTCCTACGCCTTGGCATGATCGGAAATGCCTACAAAGAGTCGCGTAAGATTCTCCTGCAGAACCTCACGGGCAGCAGCGCGTTTAAGAGCGGACATCGGAAAGGAGATGAGCGTCATGCATTTTCCGAGTAGAGAGCAGATCGCCGCACTTCGAGAGCGATACCCGCGCGGGACTCGGGTGGAACTCCTCTGCATGGACGATCCCCAAGCCCCACCGACAGGAACGATGGGCGAGGTCATCGGCGTTGATGATGCGGGACAGCTTCTTGTTCAGTGGGAGACAGGATCCTCGCTCAGTCTGATCCCCGGCGTGGACTCCTTCCGCATCGTGCAGAAAGGCGGTCAGTCATGAACGAGAAGGTTTTCGCACAGATCATGGACATTCGCGACTCCGGGCGGGTGAATATGTTCGACATTCCCGCTGTTCAGAGGATGGCGTTTAAGATGGAATTCTACGAACTCATCTGCTTCATCGAGAGAGATCGTGCGGCGTATGTACGATTTATCCTCACGGGCGAAGAGTAAGTTTTACGGCTTCTTGCACAGCCTTTCGGGGCTGTGTTTCTCTCGAAAAATAAGTGTGATTTATCGAAAATAAGACTTGCTATATTCTGCGTTTAGAGGCATATATGTACATGACCGAAGGGAACAACCTACACACAGAAAGCGAGGAACACAAAATGAAAAACGTAGAAGCAAGATGGCCGAAGACCACCACGATGGAGCACCTCGATGAAATGCGGTTCGGGACAAGCGGCGCGATCCTTCGCTACGGCGAGCAGATCCTTGTCGGCGGGAGGAGACGGGATTCGCGGACATCGAATGCCGCCTGAACCTCGTCGAAGCCGCCACCGAGCTTTTCGAGGACGGCGGTCACGCGATGGCTTGGTGCATGAAGCGCATCTAAGCCGCGCCGAACAACAAAACAGCCCTTCGGGGCTGCTTCTCGTTTCAGATATTGTGAGTCGCTGAGAGCGGCTCTTTTTTGATGGGGGAGATTGCTTGCGAAAACTGACGTACTACAAGCCGACGAAGTTTATGGCAGAGGACGCACACTATGACAAGGCCTCTGCGGATTACGCCGTAGGCTTCATTGAGTGCCTATGCCATACGAAGGGGACGTGGGCAGGAAAGCCCTTCGAGCTGATCGACTGGCAGGAGCGCATTATCCGAGACATTTTCGGAATTCTAAAGCCGAACGGCTATCGGCAGTTCAACACGGCGTATGTTGAGATTCCTAAGAAACAAGGAAAACAGCTTGCTCTTGATACGAAAATCCCTACACCCGAGGGATTCACTACGATGGGCGATATTCGCGTGGGAGATACCGTTTTTGATGAAAACGGACAGCCCTGCCGTGTTGTCGCCAAGAGCGATGTGGATGATACGGAGCAAGCCTATCGGCTGACTTTTCGTGACGGTTCGTCCATCGTGGCGGGAGAGCGGCATCTCTGGAATGTGGATTACATCATCGGGGAGCCGCGCTCCGTCCTTTGGACTACGGGTGAAATCTATCGCCGAACAATGAAGCACAGAGAAAAATATCGGGATAACGGAAAGGAGGCACGTCGCTCTATTATCCGAATCCCTGCGGCAAAGACGCTGCAGATCGAGGAAAGAAAACTGCCCGTTGCTCGCTCCTGTTTTCATTATCTGGCAGAGATTGAGCCGCTCTCAGAGCGAGTCCCCATGCAGTGCATTCAAGTGGACAGCAGAAGCCATTGTTATCTGGTAGGGGAATCCTTCATTCCAACCCACAACAGTGAACTTGCCGCCGCCGTTGCACTTCTCCTTTGTTGCGGCGATGGGGAGGAACGTGCCGAGGTGTATGGATGTGCTGCCGACCGTCAGCAGGCGAGCATTGTCTTTGAGGTCGCTGCCGACATGGTGCGTATGTGTCCCGCACTCGGCAAGCGGGTGAAGATTCTCGCCTCCCAGAAGCGCATGGTATATCTGCCAACGAACAGCTTCTATCAGGTGCTTTCGGCAGAAGCCTACTCGAAGCATGGCTTCAATATCCATGGCGTTGTATTCGACGAACTGCACACGCAGCCGAAGCGCAAGCTCTTTGCCGTTATGACGAAAGGCTCCGGCGATGCGCGAATGCAGCCGCTTTACTTCCTCATCACTACGGCGGGCACGGATACGCAGTCCATCTGCTACGAGACACACCAGAAAGCAAAGGATATTCTCGAAGGGCGAAAGATCGACCTGACCTTCTATCCTGTGATCTACGGAGCGAAGGAGGATGAGGACTGGACAGACCCGGAGGTCTGGAAGCGGTCGAATCCGTCCCTCGGGATTACGGTCGGCATTGACAAGGTACAGGCGGCGTGTGACTCTGCACGGCAGAATCCCGCCGAGGAGAACAGTTTCCGTCAGTTGCGTCTGAATCAATGGGTGAAACAGTCCGTGCGGTGGATGCCGATGGATAAGTGGGATGCGTGTGCCATACCCGTGGATGCAGAAGCCTTGGAAGGTCGCGTCTGCTACGGCGGACCAGAACTTTCCTCCACGCTG